GGTGGCGTGATATCATACGAAAGTAATGTAAAGTCTGGCGGTGCTGGTGCTAGATACTTAGGCATTGGAATGTCTAGGCAATACAAGCAAGACACCGTAACCATATCTTTACGAACTGTATCTGTAAGTACAGGTAGAGTGTTACTAGAAGTATTAGTAACGAAAACAATATTAAGTGCATCTATCGATCAAGATGTTTTTCGTTTTATTACTGACAGTACCGAACTAGTAGAAATAGAAAACGGTTTAGTCAGAAACGAGTCAATCAATATAGCACTACAGACAGCAATAGAAACTGCTGTGCTACAAACAATTAAGGAAGGAACAACCAGAGGATATTGGAATATAAATGAAGAAGTTAAAACTATTGATTGCGATGATGATTGTATCGCCTCTATACGCGGCTGATAACGAAATATACATTGACCAAAGCGGTAATACAGCGAACATTGACTTAGAACAACTTGGTTCAGGTAATATTATAGGTGGCTTGCTAAGTTCAGCAGGAAGCATAAATCCATTAGACCTTGATGGCATAAGCCTAACATTAGACATAAACCAATTAGGTGATACTAACAAATTTCTAGGTGATATATACGGTGATTCTGTAACAGGTTTGTTTGAGTTTGATGGTGATAGTAATACCTTTACTATACAAGCTGATCCTACAAACACTTTTGGTATAGATAACTCAAACTACAATGTAGATGTAACTGGTAGCACTAATACATTCACACTTGATACAGGAACAACAGCTTTAGCATCTGGTCTTGATTTAGATTGGATTGTTAATGGTGACGGCAACACTTTTGATTTTGATATAAACTATGATGGTGCTACTAACTATGTTGATGTGGACGGAGATAGTAATACAGTAAACTTTACAGGAAGCGGATATGCAGGCGGATATTTTTATCTTGACCAAACAGGCAACAGCAGAACTTTTAATATACAGCAACTAAGTACCCAAGATAATGACTGGCTTAAAATTATATCTAATGGCAATAATGGTACTATTTGCGTCATTCAAAACGACCAGGGTACAAGCACAAGCTGTTGACGTAGGAAACATATCTGAATTAACTGGTGAAGCTAGTGTTGTTAGAGATAAACCATATAGTGCTGAACTAGCATTTAACATTCAACAAAACGATGAAGCTGTAACAACTGATGGCCGCATGGCTATTAGATTCTTAGACGATTCACAAGTTAAGCTAACCGAACATTCGCAACTTACCATAGACGAATATATCTTTGACCCTAACCCTAGTAAATCTAAAATGGCTATTACCTTCGGTTTGGGTACAGCCAGGTTTATTACTGGCGGTTTAAATAAGATAGATAAAAACAATATAGATCTTAAAACTCCTACTGCAAACATAGCAATTAGAGGAACAGATTTTACAGTTACTGTAGATGAGATAGGTCGTAGCTTATTAATTTTATTACCTGATATTAATGGTTTATCTAGTGGTGAAATAGTTGTTACTACAGCTATGGGTACAGTCACACTTAATAAACCCTATGAAGCTACAACAGTAGATGTATTTGAAAAGTCACCCACACCGCCTGTAATCTTAGACCTAACCCTAGACCTTATAGACAATATGCTTATTGTTAATCCACCCAAAGAAGAAGTGGTTATAGAAGAAACAACACAAACACAAAAGAAAAACATACTAGATTTCAATGACTTAGATGTAGATTACTTAGATGAAGATTTTTTAGATTCAGACAAAGAACTAGAGTTTACAGAGTTAGATATAAATTATCTTGATGTAAACTTCCTAGAAGATTTACTAGATGTTATAGACGCACTACAAGAAATAAAACAAGAAGATCAGCTGGCACAAGATGCTACATCTACAAACATAGTTAGTACAAAGCTAGGACAAGACCTACAAACACAAATAACATCTTTTGTAACAGGCGAGGTATTAACGCTTATGCGTAGTGTCAGCGATACTGCTAGAGTAGATATAGATTCTTCTGGTAGTTATACTGTTATCTTTATACAAGACGGAACATCAAACATTGTAAAGATAAATGGTGGTTCTAGTAGCACTATCAAAATCACTCAAAGTAATTAATGAAGCGTATATTATTCACCATACTTATAATACTAGGATTACCCTTAGTATTCCAAAGCACGCCTACAGAAATACTAAAACTAAAAGTATTTGATTATCTTGTACCTCAACAACAACCATCTGGTTACTTTACTATTCTCAACATAACCGAAGAAGATATAGATGCAGAAGGTGGTTGGCCAATACCAAGACAAAGACTAGGTAAAATACATAAACAGATTATAGACGCTGGTGCGCTAGGTGTAGGTTGGGTTGTTAGTTTTCCGCATCCAGATAGATTTGGCGGTGATAAATTTTTTGCAGACTCTCTTGCTTATGGTACATCTATTTTGGCTTCATTTGAATACCCAAATCAAATATACCCAAAAACTGTTGGTACGGTAATCAAAGGTCCTGATGTTGGTGGTATGCTAGCAAAGGGTGTGGTACAGAATACTCACAACCTCAGAAGAAACTATATACAAGAAGGTATATCTGCTGCACCCACCGATCTTGATAATCTAGTCAGACGCATACCATTACTACTTAGAACACCAGACGGCTATGTTAGTTCCTTTGGGACAGAAGTATTAAAAAGTTTAGTAGGTGCAAAAACTTACATCATTACAACTAATAATATTGGTATACAAGAAATATCAGTTAGAGGATTACCACCGATTCAAACAGATAGTCTTGGTCGTAAGTGGATTAGTTGGGTAAATACACCACAAACTAATTTACAAGAATTAGATGTTGCCAATAAATTTGTATTTGTCGGTATTACTGCTCCAGGAATTATGCCACAAGTTGCAACTCCAGCTGGATTATTAGAGCCACATAAAATTCAAGCTGCATTATCTGAGTCAATACTCATAGAAAACTCACCAAGGATTCCAGATTGGTCATTAGCTGCCGAAATTTTGATTTTTGGAATTTTTGTGTCGCTGACATGGCTAACAATCAATTATCTCGGTGTAGTTAAGGGTCTAAGTATAGCTGTAATTTTGCTCTTCACCACAGGCTTCTCAGGAGTTTTTAGCGTTCAGAAAGGCATTTTGTTGGATTTTTCGTGGACTTTTATCTCACAAATCATAACTTCTACTGTTGCCTTCTATGTAAACTACAAAAAGCAATATAAATTGCGTCAACAAATCAAAAAACAGTTTGAACATTATTTAGATCCAAGACAAATAAAACGATTACAAGATAATCCTGACTTACTAAAACTTGGTGGTGAGAAAAAAGAAGCTACATTTTTATTTACAGACGTTAGAGGTTTTACATCTTTGTCAGAAAAACTAGCACCAGAAGAAGTAACTAAGATTATGAACAAGGCTTTGACCATACAATCAGATGCTGTGCAAAAACATGGTGGCATGGTAGATAAATATATTGGTGATGCAATGATGGCAATATTCAACTCACCTATAGATTTGGACGATCATAGAAGTAAAGCTGTAGAAACTGCTATAGAAATAAAAGAAAACATGAAAAAAGCAGACCTAGGTATTGATATAGGCATAGGTATAAATACTGGCGTAGCTGTAATTGGTAACATGGGTAGTGATACAAGATTTGATTATTCTGCTATCGGAGACTGCGTAAATACAGCAGCTAGACTAGAATCTGCAACCAAAGAAGTAGGAAAAGACATATTGATTGGTTATTCTACTGCCATAAATTGTAAATTTAAGTTAAAATTATTAAAACCGATAAGTGTCAAGGGCAAAAGCCAGAAACTGTCGATATATACAATTAGTGAGGAATTATTATGCCAAGAGGAAAAGGAACATACGGAAGCAAAGTAGGTAGACCACCTAAAAAGAAAAAAGTAAAGAAAACTAAAAAATGATTGACAAACTTATAGGTCCAGTAAGCGACATAGTTAATAAGCTAGTACCTGATAAGGACTTACAAGCAAAACTAAACCATGAACTTAAAACCGAACTTCATAAAGCGAACATGGCTCAAGTGGAAATTAATAAAATTGAAGCTGGCCATAAATCTATATTTGTTAGCGGATGGAGGCCGTTTGTGGGTTGGACTTGTGGCGTTGCTATGCTTTATCACTTTTTGTTGCAGCCTATTATCATCTTCTTACTCTCAGCATTTGGAATATCTTTTATATTACCATCCTTTGACATGGGATCATTAATGACTGTATTAATGGGTATGTTAGGACTTGGCGGACTTAGAACTTTTGAAAAAACTAAAGGAATAGCAAGAAAATGAGTTGGGATAACTTTAAACTAGAAGAATTTGCTTGTAAGCATTGTGGTGAAAACAAAATAGAACATGAGCTTATAGACAAACTACAAGCACTTAGAACTGACTGTGGTTTTCCATTTAAGATAACAAGTGGTTTTAGATGTGCAGACCATCCTGTAGAAATAAAGAAATCAAAACCAGGTACACACGCTTTAGGTTTAGCAGCTGACATAGGTGTACGAGGTAAACAAGCATTAGAAATTATATCTAAAGCTAGAGACTATGGATTTACTGGTATTGGCGTAAACCAAAAAGGTGGTGCTAGGTTTATACACTTAGATATATCTAAAGACTCACAAGGTCGACCAAGACCGCATATCTGGAGTTACTAATGGACCCATTAATGTATTGGAATATTGTTATTACTTTGGTAATTGCACCTATCATACATGGCATTAGAACAAACGCGACAGAATTAAAAAGAGTTGATATACTACTCAATAAGACCCGTGAAGAAGTGGCAAGAAACTATGTTACTAAAGAAGAATTTGCAATAAGCATAGATAGGGTTATAGATCGTTTAGACAAACTAGACGCAAAGATGGACAAGTTAATTACAGGTTAATATGGCAATAGAACTGAATCAAAGAGAAATAATAGAAGCGTTAGGAAACTTAGATTTCAGTACCATGGGCGCAAGAGGGTTAAGTGGATTAGGTTCTATACAAAATATAGGAACAAATCTTGCAGGAGGTCCTGGTGGATTTTTTAAAAATATTGCAAACATAGCACAACAACAAGGACCTGTATTAGGTCCAGATGATTTTGGTAGTTATACAATACCTTTTTCAGACCCTACTTATAGAACTGGTTTTGATTATGCACGTTCTATAGCAGGCGGTATGCCAATGTCACAAGTCATTGCACCAGGAGTAAGTTATTCTCCAGAACAACCAGGTGGTTATACACAAACACAATTAAACATACCTAAAGATGTAGTCACACCCCCACCTGAACCCCCAAAACCAGACGACCCTAGTTTCCTTGGTACAGGTATTGGTGGTGTAAATATACCAGTAGATAGAAAACAAATACCACCAAGAAATATATTTGGTGGTTTGACAGATACTCGAGGTCAACGAGAAAGAGGAGAGTCTTTACAAGGTTATGTTCCTGGAGGCGGAGGTATTAATTATGGTGGTGCTAGATTTTTTGATAATCTTTTATCATTAACAAAAAATTTACCTATAGACCAAATAGAAGAATTACCGCCAACAGATGTTGCTAGTGTTGGTCGTGTTCCTGGTGGTACAGCTGGATTTTTTGAAACTCCAAGCTTAGAGCCAATACAACCATTAGATAGAGAACAATTAATAAAAGATATTAGAGAAAGTATTGATATACCTAAACCACCATCAATAGACAGAGAGGCTTTAATAGAGGACATTACGGGTAGAATAAACATACCGCAAGCACCTAGAATAGATAGAGAAGATTTAATAAAAGATATTACACAAAGCATAAATATACCAAGCTATGAAGTTCCTGACTTATCTGGTTTTGCTAGATTAGAGGATATACCAACAGTACCTACTTTTGATGAAGAAGCATTAAGAAAAAACTTAATACAAGATATAAGAGGTAGTATTAACATACCACAAATGCCTGATTTATCTGGTTTAGCTAGACTGGAAGATATACCACAAATTCCAGCGTTTGACCCTCAAGACTACAGAGAAGATTTTTTATCTATAGCTAGAGAGGGTATTGATATACCGCAATACCAAGCGCCTGATTTATCTGGTTTTGCTAGACTAGAAGATATACCTACGTTTGATCCGTCTGGGTTACAAGAACAAATACAAGCTAACAAACAGCTATTAAGTAATATTCCACAGTTTGATGACCGCGCACTAAAAGAAAGACTAGATATGTTGGAAAATCAATACACTACAGGTTTTGATGAGTTAAATAATAGGTTTGCTCCACCATCGGCCTTTGATGATACAAGTATACAAGAAAGGCTTGCAATGTTAGAAAGCAGGGAAATACCAACCTTTGACCCTGATGTTTTAAAACAAGATATATT